AAGATGTTACATTCAACTCTACTCTAAGATTTGGATCCACCAGAGAAAGTTTAGAATTAATTACATCTATTGCTTCCGTCATATCAGTTTGATTGGAAAGATCGTCCAACAACCCATCCAGATTGACATCAAGAGATGGCAATCTAAGAGATTTTACAAGATTATACACAGATTGTTTTGCAGAAAGAGTTGCAATATTTACAAAGTGCTTTGGAGAACTTAAATATTCCTCTCCTGGATATAGTTTCAAAAAATTATCAGGAGCAATTGGGAAAAGAATATCAACGTAATTATTGTTTACCCATGGATCACTTTGCGGCATGTCTCTCAAAAACTGCCTATATTGTCTCCACAAATTTGCTTCTTCTTCACTTTTTTGAGAAATAACATCAGGGAGCATTACCCAATCAGAAATTTTTAACAGTTGATCTCTATGTGTCCTATACCTCACTACAAACATATTGAAATTTTTTTCAATTTCACTTCTCACATAATCATGCTGTACTCTAAGTTGTTCTAATCTTTTAGTCTCAAAATATGAAGTGAAGTAAAATAATAGATTTTTAGCATCTTCCAAGGACAAATCATTATAATCATATACTCTTGAACAATTAGCTTTTAAGGTGTAATCATAATAATCCTTTTCTCTTTCACAAAAATAAGATCCATCACTAAAATAAGTAAAATAAACAATTCTATCTTTTGGGTGCCACCACTCCTGCGGCAAAGTTTTTGAAAAAGATTCATAGTCTGCGCTATTAAAAGGCACAACTTTATCTTTATAAAGCATTTGACCAGACTTTACAATTATCTGGAATATAGCAGTGATGTTGGTTTCCATTTTTACTAAGATACGTTAACGTTAATATACCACCCAGTCAAAATATATTTATTTTGAGAATAAACTGTCAATCCACGATGAACGTGAGTAAATCCAGCAGGCCAGATAACACAAGTTCCTGCTTTTGGTTTAATTCTTCTTTTTTGATACAAGAATTCGGTTTCACCTTCTTCCTCTGGCATATCATTTAAATAAATTGCCCACACAAGAACTCTCTGTGCCATATTAGATCCAGCATTTTCATAATGCCAAACATGATATCCTCCTTCTGGAGGAGTTCTTTGCATTTTAACGTCGGTTGAAATCAATCCAATATTAGCTATTTGACCATAATTTTGAATATAATCAAGAAAACATGATTGAAGATACTGATTTGCTGTAGATGTTAAACTAACACTACAATGATTTAGCATCAACCCAACATCTTTTCTACCAATATTTTTATCGGGAAACTGTCCCACACCATTCATTACCGAATTTAAATTATTAGATGAAGCTTCTGTAGAAACTTGCTCTTCAAAAAAATCTATAAATTTTTTGCAAACTGACTTTGGCATATGATTATGCCAAACTCCAATAAAATCATCAAACTCACCATCCATCAATTCAACAGGTTTGATGGGAACAATCTGTCTACTCATAATATCCTCAATTTTTAATATGCTTTTATGAGATATTTAGTCCTAAAGAAATCGGTGAGTAAATTAAACTCTTCCGCTGCTTGTAAACGCACAGATATGGCACTATCAAATGATAATCTAGAAGTATCAGATAATCTAACAACAGCAGGTCTTATAGTAATTGCAATATCATTTAAAACAGAAATAGTTTTTTCAATTTGACTTCCTATGCTTCGATTTTCAGGCCAAGATGGAAGTGGTCCCACATCAGCTGCTGCTCCAGAATATAATCCATTTGGTGTTTGTGTTGCTCCTTCATCAACAAAAGTAAGATCCACACCCCCACCAGTTCCGAAAGTAGTAGGATTTCCTGGAACAGTTTCAACAACTCCACCAATTATATTTGGTTCATCCCAAAAAATCATATGAGAATGCTTTTGTAATGGTGCTGGTTCGTCACCAGCACCAAAAGAAAATGATCCTCCAGTACCACTAACGACTACTCTGCCGATTCCGTAATTATCCCATATTCCAACCCCACCACCATCAAATTCTATTGTTGTCGGTGTTGTGGTGTCCTGAGGAGTATCTATAATTTGCCCTGAATTAGATCCTGGCCTAGAAGTATTTTGATCTGGATCGTCTCTATCCACTTCAGCAGCAGCATATGCAAACACTTCTATTGTAAAGTTGCTGCCCCTAAGATTTGATGCAACTGGTATTGATTGGACAAACCAATTGGCATACTCAGCATCCCACCTATCAAAATTGGTTACGGTATTTCCATCTGCATCAGTTTTTGTATCACCAGCAAATGAACTATTTCTGAAACTAGGTATAAGTAGTATGTTTCCAGAACTAACAGAGACTCCACCAACTATAGAACTAAATCGTATAAATAAACTCTCATCTTGCTCTGTTATAGTTGTTCCAATAGGACCTGGATAGAACTCTGCTGGGACAGGAGCGAGTGGATCAGGACTATCAGAACCTGTTCCTGGTACAAGACCATTAACTGGATTGCCATCACTATTTAGAGCTATGCCCGATCCATTGAATCTAAAGACAGAACCAGCACCATTTGGTCTTTCACCGCCATTTTGATCATTACCAGCTATGAATTCAATCTGCACAGATTCAATCTGAGATCCATCAGGAATAACTCTAGAAACACTTCTTGTTAGTTGATTTGAACTTCCATCTTTAAACCAAACGTACTGCGTTGTAGGTGTAAATTCACTACTTGGAGGAAATCCAAATCCACTAAATGATCCGCTAGGACTACTTTGAAAAGTTCCGATCGCAACTCCATCTGGAAGAGACCCACCACCAGAAAGACCAAAAAATACAGGTCCAGATTCAATAATACTAATTCCAGATTCAACGGGTGTTGCGTCTCCTATAAGCGGCCATCTTCTCAACCTACGATTAAAATTTCTAATACTTCCAGTAGTCTCACTAAAAATTCTAAACAAAGCATTTGGCGATTCTCCAATTGGAATCGCACCACCCGTTGCCGCTTTTGCAGTAGTATTTCCAATTGCTACTCCAGAAATAAAATGAAAGTGTGGAGGTATAGCAGCTACTGTTCTCTCTGATATTGGTCCAACACCAAATGTAATGTCTCCACTAAGTTCACAATCAAATATATCAACAACACTCTCAAATCCCTGCGAACGATAAGATCCCAAGGAAAAAGTATCAACAGAATTTCCTCCAATAACACCAGGATCAGAAGGAGATCCAGGAGTTATTTCACTACCTTCAGGCAATTGACGCAATGTATTTATAGTATAAAATCCCCCAGTAGATCCTGAAATATCAAGACCTCCGCCACCAGGATTGCCATCGGGACCAGAATTGAATGGTAAAAAAAGACTGGATCCAGAATTTCCATTTAATCTACCAGTTCCACATATCTTCTTTGATCTATAATCTGGTAATTTAAAATTAACATTAGGAGTTCCTCCATATGTGTTACCAATAACACTATAAAGAGCACGATATTCTGCAACATTTAATGTTCTACCATCACACTCCAACCACCCAGGATAAGTAGAATCGATATTCCAAGCTTGCGCTTCTGCTGGTTCATTACTCGCAAAAGAAGAATTTGGATAACTTCTTGGTCGAACAATAGAAACAACAGATCCTATTGCAGCGCCGTTCTTTTCAGTTTCTTTGTTATATTTTACTGGCATGACTCTAAAACTTTATTAAATATTCAACTAAAATAAACTTTTGGGTAATATCATTAAAAGCAGTTGTATCAGAAACTCCAACATTAACCGTTGTGGTTATTGCACTAGCGTCAATCTCAACAGAGTTTAACTGCGCAGCAATATTAGTAGTTGGATTAGTTCTTTGTACACCATGTTCGTGCTGTGTAGATATAACGCTTCCAGAGGTTCCAACTGGAAATTCTTCATATGGAGCAACTGTTGGAGATACAGTACCTGAAGCGCCTCCATTATCCCACTCTCTGGTATTAACATTTTGAGTAGCTAGCCTAGCAACAGTTGAATAATGTCCATGTGTCAATATTTGATCCGCTGTTATCTGCGAAACCGCACTCTGAAATGGAACATTCATAACAAAATTTCCAGAAATTGGTATATCAGTCGTAGGAATGACAAAATTACCACTATAATTAACAGTTATTTCTTCTCCCTGATTTGAAGTTATATCAACACCAACTCCAACACGTTCAACTGTTGCTCCAGTAGTTTGCTGTATTGCTGTTGCATCAGAAACTAAAGCAGTATTAGAAGTCGATGCGGACAAATATTTACTTCCAAAATCTGGTAGTTGTATTTGACCTCCAGTTCCATTTTCATCTCTATTTTCGAGAATTATATTATCCTTTTTGTATATACAATCATCTCCAACACCAATAACTTCTGCTAAAGCAATATACTCATCCGCATTCAAAATAGATCCATCACATCGTAAATACCCAGCAGGAGCATATGTCTTCCAATCAGCACCATCTGGTCTATCTCCCTCCAGAGTTCTAGTAAATGGGAATATTGTTCCTACTACCCCACCAAATTTTCCTTTTTGAAATGAATAGTATGATGCCATATTAGTAAGCCTTTATTATAAAAAGCATTTGAATTGAAGGGGTATTGACGTTAGCAGTTATCGATAAAACTTCTGCGGTATCAGCATCTACAGGAGCAATATTTCCAGAACTTATTGTATTTATCCTAACGGTTTCTTTTGTAAAAACTCCAGAAGACTCAATACTCAAAGACTGAGTAACATGATCATGTCCAGTCATGTTGGGAACTTGAAAATTAACGTTATCAGTCATCAAAGTAGTTCCATATATACCAGCCCAAGGGGCATCATCTCCCACATTTACATCTGGATCAATATCTATAAGATCTGCAGACCTCTCATTATATAAAACACAGTCATCACTTTTTCTAATATAATTTTTACTTCCAGGAGTATCAACTCTTTGCATTTCCCCCGCATTAGTTCCATAAGGATTTTGACCTCTACCGACATGTCTTCCACCATCCCACGCTGGTCTGCAGAAATCATCATCTCCAGTATTTACGTTCGAACATTTATAAATTTCTTGTTCTGTACAAGTATCAGGAACAAATCCAATTCCACCAGTATCTTGACACTCTTCAATCTCACTATCAGTTACGCTAATAGATGGCAATTCCACGGTATTATGACCATGAGTACCAAAGTGCGCATCTCCAAGTCTCCTAGGGACATAACTAAAAGTTGTCGAATAACTAGGAGATGAAAGATTCATTCCAGTCATATTTGCTCGTAAATTTGATACCAAATTTAAACTAACTTTAAGATCAACATTAGATGATTGAACTCCAGTAACTTCAGCTGGACTATCCGAAGTTGTTGGGAGAGAGGAGGCAAAGTTTCCAGTATATCCACAATCAGTAGCATGAGAAGGATGATAATCACCTAAAGATTTTCCAGGAAGATTGGGAAGATTAAAAGTAATCGTGGGACTAGTTTCAGAGGCACCTGCTGTATAACGATAACCAATGATTTCAAATAATTCTGGATATCTATCCACAGGATATCCACTACCATTACAAGCTAACCATCCTTTTGGTATTCCAGAAGGACCAGATAGAGAACCAGACCAGGGGACAATTGTCCCCACAGCCAGTCCCTTTAGTGATTTTGTTCTATTGTAGTTTACTGCCATTTTAGATCTCCATTAACCACCATCCTTGTGCTTGCGGTGGAGCGCTAGTTTCTCCGTTATAAACTAATCCAAATGCTGCATTAGGAGTATTGATAATCAACTCTCCCCCATCAAATACTTGAGGAACACCTGCTACTACTGGCATTCCAATAGTTGTGCCAGTTGCATCTCCCTGAATATTTCCATCAGATGCTCTTATTACTAGTTGAGAAAGGTTAGAAGTATTTCCCGAAACATCAACAAATCTAATAGTATCTCCAGTTTTTGGATTTGCTGGCAAAAGAAGAATTAATTGATCAGGGGAAGAAGCTCCAGAAGTCCCAACAAAATAATTTACATTTGAAATTAAGTTGAATTGAGGATCAGATTGAGCCGAAGTTTGATTATTACTTCTAGTTCCAATATATACCCACTTTCTACCACCACTGCTACTGTAGAAGTTTTCAATTCCACCAAGATCTAAACTTCCATCAGTTTTAATTTTTGATGAAGTTTTTCCAACTGTATTACTATTTACTGTGAAATCTCCATTTATTGTTAGATTTCCAGTACTACCTAAGAATTGTAAAGTATCTACTCCACCAGATCTAAGTGTAAGATCAGAATTTAAACCACTAAAATCAAAAATTGAATCTCCATCCGCAGATGCTATAGATAAATCACGAGTGCTTCCATTGTATTCCAGAGATGTATTTCCTTCAAAAGAAATAGTGAGATTGGAATTGGAGGTAGTAAATTGTAAAGTTGGAGTACCAGCAAAGTTGATTCCAGTAGATCCAGTATAAACTCTGACATTTCCATCTAGATCAATTCCTCCAGCAATAT